GCTTATAGTCAAATTGCTGAACCGCATAAGCCAAATGTGTAGGCATATCGGTATATGAGTAGTCTACATCTTCAGCATACATATCGACATCGTGAAAGCAGTAATAGTCAGCTTCAGGCGTTTCTATGTAGCCAATGTTTTTCATCGCACCGGTATTGAATAGCTTGCCTTGCTCTTGCTCTACGACCGTAATACCAAAGTCAAGACCTTGATCATTTAGCACCTTCCACAAGTGAGGCACTTGCTTTGAGAGATGAGCCTCGCGGTTGCGATACGGGATAATAACTTCTAATCTCATTCAAGGTTTTCCAAGATGTAATACTCTGCTTTCACCATCGCATCATTCAGACTCAAGTCCCTGAACCGTAACTCAAGAGCATACTTGCCCGTCATCTTATTTGTCAGCTTGAGCTTCCAAGACTTCTCGACCTGAAAGAGGCGCGCCTCGAAAGGCACGCCGTTCTTGATCAGTTCTGTTTTGTAATTGTTAAGGCGTAGCTCTTCCCATTCCAATGTAGGCAGCTCCTCAAAGTTATGGTCTTCAAAATGGTACAGCATCTTGAGTCACCGCAGGCGCGGCTGGTTTATTCTCGTAAATCTTTGCAAGCTTAATGCTTGTGATATAGCCAATCGTGCCATCCTTTTTTGTGTATTCCTTACCACCAAGAAAGCCCTCGGCTGTGACCTGCATCCCTACCCTCATGCCAAGTAACATATCAACTTTGTCATTGATCGCCTCGAACTTGATAAACTCTGGATACTTGCTTGTTACATCCTTGATCACGATCTCGGCCTTTGTGAACTTGTCCGAATACTTTACAGGCTCGCCTCTAAAAGCTACCTCACCGCTAATCTCAATCTTTGCCATCACTCTTCTCCTTGTTTGTAATAATACCAACTCATGCCGGGTCTATGAACTCCGACCGGGAATCTCTGATTTACAGCATTGCGTACTGACTCATGTGTCGAGTAGTCATGCCCTGCAATGATACCATTGGGCTTGACCTTCGGTAGCCATGCATCAATATCAGCAAGCACCGAAGCCGTATCATGTGAGCCATCAATAAAGACAAAGTCCACGCTATTAGCCTTGAACCCTTTAGCAGCTTGCGCGCTTGTCTTGCGTATGATCTTGACTACCTCGCTCACCGGCTCGGTGTTCTTTACGCATGTATTGTACAGCCAATCCGGATCTTCAGTAAGCCTTGACTCATACCAAACCGATCCGACATTCCTATGCTCATCACTGCCCTTAAAGTGATCAACCACATGCAAGGTAATATCCTTGCCAGAGTTGATAATCTCAACACCGGCATACGCCGCACTCTTGCCCTTCCACGCTCCGATCTCTACAAAGACCGCGCCATGCGAGGCCGTATCAATAGCCATGCGATAGACATCTTCATAATCGCACCAGCCTTCGATCTCACCGTAATAATGCTCCACGCCATCCGCTCCTAAAATAATCTATACAACAAACTTACTTAAAAAGCAAGGGACTTTGTAAAATCTTCAAAACTCTTTACTATCATGTATTTGCACCCCGCTTGCTCGACCGTTGACTGCCACCACTTTTGAGACTTGCTCTGCGTTCCCCTCTCGGCTTTGAACTCAAGAAAGGTAACTCCCGATCCATCCGGGTGGATGTATGTCATATCAGCTACGCCTGCCACCAAACCCATCACCTTAAGGCTCGCGCCGTGCCTTGCATCGCGAGGGTTATTGTGATTCATGTAAAGCAAGCCACGCTCATCAGGGCGGTTATTCCAGTGCCAAGTGAAGCAGTGCGCTTGGAGTTGTGATTCATTCATTTGGTTGCCATCATATTCTGCTTTTAGTAGTCTTTCTTCTCTTGTCCATTTCGTAGAATCAGGCTTATATCCATGATCTTCATATTTAGCATGCCCACGAAACTCACTACATCCTTCACATCGTTGGCTCAAATTTAAACCTGCCCATACAAGCATTACCGTATTGCATCCACAATACCTACAATTACTTTGCAATACTACATCAAATTTTACCGCTTGAGATCTAAATTCCTTAAGGTTCTTCAATTTCCATTCTGGCAGATCCATTGCTCAACTCCTCGAATACTTTCTTGTTTACATACTCTCTGCACTCGGTCGCCTTGGTATCTTTGTAGCAATCATTAAGCCATCTGCAATAGACCGTATGCTGAAAGCCCCATACCTTCTCACCATGAATACAGGTAAAGCAACTATACTCTTGTTCAGCCATACTGCACTACTACTCTGACTTCGATCTCTATATCCATTCCATAGAAAGAGCCAAAGGCTTTCTTCAATGCCGGCATGTGTTGTTGCAATTGGTCATGAGTAAAGTTAAGCCCGGTATTGATAATAAGCCTATTGCCTTCTATTTCCGGCTCAACTGTATTCAATGCAAACTGCAGGATTGGTGATGTAGAGTCTATGAACTCATCCCATCTTGCAAGGATAATCTCTTTGATGTTATGGTCTGGAATGTCCATTGCTTCCATCCTGATCTCCCAACCAACCAAAGCCATGTCAATAATATCACTGATCCTAAACCCATAGCGAAGGCTTAACCTATGTAGAGCTTCCTTCGTATTAGCTGATACTTCAATCATCTTTCTTCTCCTAAAATATACTCAACCATTCCATCGCATTTAGACTCCCAGTGCTTCATGCCAATCAGCCATACCATGAAGAGCACGCGAGCTGTATCGTAGCTCACACCATGCTCCATCACGATGTCATCAATAAAGTCTTGAGAGACCTGGCGATAGTTCAAAGTAAATGCCTCGTCTTGTCTTTGTGGATAAATAGCCAGCCTTTGGCATATCCCATCGCATCGCGATACTTCTCCGCTTCGCTTCGCAATTTACATAAACTTTGCAGAACATAGAGCGGATGAAGTTTACCCGCCTTTGTCAGCATAATCCAATCTTGCAAGCCTCCAAGCTTTGCCATAGCACGAGCCTCATGCGGTTGCAATATAGCAAGCTCTTGCAGGACTTCGGCCTCGGTCTTTGGGATAACTTGTCCACAATGAGAACAAACCCTTGCACTTGCATAGATGAACGCATCACAGCTCGGACAATTCTTGTAGATAGCCACGCCGTCCCTCGGCTTCTTCGGTGGCTTTGACCAATCGCGATCTTCATCCCACATCCCGAAGCGGTAAAGGTTATTGCCGAAGTCCAAGACCTTGAACTCGGTCTTACCCTCGCATGTTCGCGAACCGCGCCCAATCATTTGCAAGAATAAGGGCAGGGACTTGGTTGCTCTGTACAAAATAACAGTCTCAATACTCGGCTCATCAAATCCCGTAGTAAAAAGGCCGACATTGATCAAAATTGCGGAGGGGGTCTCTTTATACCACTTCAAAGCGTTTCGCCTCTCTACGAGCCCCGCAGACCCGTCTAATGACAAAGCAGTCAAACCTTCAGACTCGAACTCGCGCAATACCTCGGCAGCGCTCCGCAAGTTAGGGGCAAAGACAATCGCCTTGCTATCATTTGCCCATCGCTTGTAGTTGGTCACTACGCCCTTGTAAATTTGGGACCGGCTGTACATATCAGCAAGTGAGTCCGGATCATAATCGCCGCCCTTGGTCTTGACCTCACTCAAGTCAATAGGCACGCTGAAGTACGAGGGCTTGGCAAGGTAGCCATCATGGATCAGGCTCGGTATGGTTGCAGCTTCCACCATAGCAGAGTAGATGTCTCTCAAGCTTGTCCCCTTCCCCTCTCTCCAAGGGGTAGCAGTCGCACCAAGGATCAAGGCATCAGTCGGTAGGGAAGTGATGAGCTTGTCAAAGGTACGCTTATGGCACTCATCGAAGATGAAGAGATCCACACTCTCAATGAGCGTCTTGTAGTCACGTTGCTCTCTACGTCGGTAAAGTGTCTCTATCATGGCTACAAAGATTCGCTGGCTATGGTTCAGCCGTGTGGTCTCGGCAGTGATAAGTTCAGGCACGATGGCAAGGTTGTTAAGCGCGCCTCCTGCTTGCCATAGCAGTTCGCCTCGGTCAGTCAGGATCATCACTCGTTTGCCCTTTTGCATAGCACCATGAGCGATAGCGGAGAACATCACCGTTTTTCCCGCACCGGTCGGAGCGCACAAGATCACTCGCTTATGGCCTTGCCCAAAAGCGGCTCGTAGTTTGTCTATTGCATTGGCTTGGTAAGGTCTCAAGTTCATAGCGTATCCAGTAAGAAAGTAGTGCTCCAAGTAGCCATTTTTACTTGACACACCGTAAGTTTTTGAAATTCAAGGGTTTGGGCTATACTGTATATAGTAAATAGTAATATTTTAACTTAAATATATTTATATTTACTATAGATAGTAGATATAACACATGCATGTAATTATTTTTGTATAGCCTATAAAAGTGTGTTTTTTTACCTTCTACCCGACACACCCTTATTATGACTAATACAGTGAATTATTGCCGAAAAGCGTGTGTCCGGTAAGCTTTATCCAGTAACCTTTTTTCGATTTACCATCTTCTCTGCGGTTCAATTGGACATATCCGAGGTTCTGCAGAGCCATCCCGAGTCGATTAGGATAGACTTTAAGTTTGGTGTTTGCTTCGATATGCACTTGGACTTCAGTTGTTGACCAGAACTTAACATTTTCACCTTTTGCGAAGACTTCGCCTTCGGTTGGGATGGTGAAAAACATATTGACTGCTTCTTCCATTGAGTCCACTTGCTTATTTGCCGTAGTATATTGCTCAAGGGTGTTGATATCTCGGCTGTTTAGTTGCCAAGAGCTATCGCCTTGCGCCTTCCAGATTGCATAGGCTTCCAAGAGCAAAGCTGTTTTATCCACATTATTGTACTCGGTAAAGTCAATGTCAAGGACATTCATTGGTATAATCCTGCGGTTGCCGGTTGGATCGTTGATGACTTCGTTCTCATTTGACGTGCCACAAAGCACGGCATAACGTCTAAAGTCTTCAAATTTGCGGCCATAGGGCTGGCGAAGGTTAAAAAACTGCGTAGAAGCATACTGCTTGAGTAGTTTATATTCGTTTTTAGACTTGCCGGAGAACTCGTCATCGCATAAGATGAGCTTTCTGCACATCAATATCTCGTCATCTTTGCCTCGGTCAAGCTTTGATTCGCCGTAATAGTCTCGGAGCTCGGCTGGTAAGAGCCATCTAAAGAAGTTTGTCTTGCCAATGCCTTGATGACCGCACAAAACGAGAATCAAAAGTGAGTACGTGCCATGCATCGAAGCTATGAGGCTGATTATCCACTTGCTTACGAGGCCATGTTTGAATTGTTCACTAACTTCGATTGTTTTGCCATCCTCAACAGTGTAGATCGGAGCTATCTTTATTGCATTTATGAGCCTTTGGATATGCCCTCTGGTCATTTCGCGATCTTTGTTTGCCTCAAAGAAGTCAAGAAAGGGGTTGTACGACTTGGTAAAGTTGCTTCCGATGAGGTCATGGATATAGTTTTTTGTGCATTTGGTGCCGAGATCGGTTGCTAATTCAGCCCAGATTGAGTTGATGTCGGTATCTGTGATTGGTTTGCCGTTATATTCAATCTCATGCGTCACGTCATTGCGTTTTAGGTCATATTCTGCAAGGCGAAGCTTGATAAGAGGGATAATATTATCATCTTTGGTCTTTTTGAGCTGATCAATAGGTATTTCCAAGACCTGTTTAGCAACTTCATCTGCATGTTTTGGATCATCGCCGTCGGCTTCGGCAAGTTTTTCGATATTTTCAAGGATTGCTTCAGGTTTAAGGTTGCTTTTTGTTATCATATTTGTAGTTACAACTTCCCATTTCCGTGTTTTTTCGGTCTGAACTTGAACACCGGCCTCCTTGCACTTCTGAAAGAATGTCCCTATACCAATTTTGCCTGTTGCGTTCTTCAAAAAGTTGTCATATTTCTTATCGCAAGACTGCACAGAGTACTCTTCATGCATTCTGCTTATAGCATGATAGTAGTCTCGGCCTCTTTCACCGTATTCAGAGGCCAAAGCGAATCCAATCCGATACCAGTCATTGTAATTATCGGTCAAATCGATACCTCGTTCATTGATTTGCTGAATAACAAAGTCCATATCGCTTTCAGTATGCACAATGACTGTATTTGAGGTGTATTTTTCCTTTTTTTTCTTGTATTTGCGGAAAATTTGTGCGTTTTCGTTCTTGTATAGGTTAGGATCGTAAGAAACGAAGCGTAAACGGCTTTTATCCTTGCATGAAGTGTCGGATATAAGGAAATAATTGTTCATTAAATACTCTTCGAGTGCCTCAAAGGCTTCTTTGTGCTTATCAGACTCAATTCTGAAGTAGACAGCATAGCCAAAACCTCCTACGGACTGATGAAGAGCATACACGTGAGGATCTTCTTTAAGTCTTTCGATCTTTGGGCTCATATTGACATTATCTTTATCGTCAATATCCATGCAAATGAACCCGTTATGCTTGACCATGCCTGCAACACCTCTTCCATCGAACTTTCCGGATGGTGTAAAGGCTGGTATTTTCTTTTTGAAGGCTTTTTTTGTCTCTGGGTCTTTGATATTGCGATATTCATGCACAATATCTTCCCATTTGCCATCTAAAATGCAGTTAAGGTATCGGTCAAAGTCAAAGTGATCCTCCGGTACTTTCGCTTCGGCATTTGCAAACATTGTTATCTCATGCGCCATGCTGCTTACTCTCCTGTATAAGATGTCGGTATAGTGTTCTAAAGTCTGGATCAATTATTGCGCGGTCTTCTACAACGCGGGCTGCAATAATAGGCAATTTATGACCGCAGTTAAACATAAAACTGCAGTCTTGTTTTGTGAAGCCATTGTGCAAGTAGCAAAGAGTAATCGCAACGTATCGTGCAAAGCTTTGCTGTTGATAGATAGCTGTGATGTCGATGCCATAAGCGCGGGCTGTTATGTCAGCCGCGCGCTCGGCGATCTCATAAAGCTGTGCAGGTGTTAATCTTTTGACTCTTCCGCGTGGCTTTTTTGGCCTTTGACCGAAAAGGATCTCTCTTTCGATCTTGAGCTGTTGAGATAGGGGAAGTGTCTCAAGCGGGTTGCGATTCGAGTCAGCCGCGAGGTCATAGATATGACCGATTGCTTGAATGCGCATAATGTTTGCCCGATATTTGTGAAAGATTGTGCAAGCTCATCAAGGCTTTGCTTGTCATAGTTGTTCATCGTCTGCCTCCGGCATGTCGATATGGTCAAGTTGAATGTAGTGCGGTTCGATGTCGTAAATAAAGTCCATGTTGATCATGCCTGGCATTGGCTTATTGCAGTACAAAATCCAGTCACCGGTCTTTGCATTTCTTTGTATGTAACCTATCTCATAATGCACATCGCCTTCTTCAGCTTCGAGCCGCACAAGTATCATGCCTTTAGGCCATTTGCCGTATTCGAGTTTATTCCATTTCATGCCTCATCTGTCCTTTCAATTATGAGTGAAGTGTCCTTCCATTGATCGTAGGCTCTCTTGCCATAGTGCGATGTGATCTTGACCAGCGTTGGAGTCTCAAGCACAAAGTCTATACCCTCGGCAAGGTCATAATTGTTTAGGTTTATTTTGATTGCACCAGATCTTGCCGGGCGTTGTAATTCAATCTCGTAGTGCTTCATCCTCGCTCCGTTTGTAAAGGTATTGATCTATCTTAAATGCAATTTGCTGTGTTTGGGGATAAATATCAAGCTCGTTCAAAATTACATGGCAATGATGTGACAAGGTTGAGCGTTCGAGGTTCAAATAGTTAGCAACAAACTTGCTTGTCAGTTTGAAGTATGTCATGCAAAAAAAGATAAAGAGTCTCTTTGCTTGAATTACCTCTTGATGTCGTACCTTGTATGAGAAGTCAAGTAAGGTCGGATAGTGTTTAAGAATCTCTTTCTCGAGGCTTGGCATCAGAAGGTGTGGCTTATTAAATGCCACACCCTCTGCTCTGCGTAAAAACCAACCTGAACCTTTGTTAATATCGCCTTTCATCTCTGTTATCTTTGGGCGGTATTGCCTTGTCTCAAATTCGCTTGTCATTTAGCCTCCTTGTGCTTTGTGATGATTGCATCAATGAACATGAGCTTTTGGCTTGGGTCAAAATTCATATCAAGAATAGTTGATACGAGTTTGGTCACGTGATCCGGCTCAAAGGTTTCTCTGATCTTCTTTGGCCTGCCCATTGGCTTTTTGACTTTGACTATCGGCATGCCTTCAGGCTTTGCCTTTGGCGGTCTGCCTCTTTTTGGCGGCTCGTCACTTCCTACTTCTTTGATTGCAGAGCGCTCTACTTTAATACGCTCTCTACGTAGTTGCTCACTCATGCTGACTCCTTTTTTGAATGCGGTTGATTCGGGTGGTATAGAGATGGGTTTCATCATTACATGCCTTTCACTGGATTGAAAACGTCGTAATATTTTGCATGATTTACATTATATCTTTTTTGTATGCGATACTCGTCATAAAATTCATGCAGCTTGGGTAATAAATCTTCTGGAATTGCTTTATAATTGCCAGTCTCATATTCTTTTTGATACCTTACGGCTTGTGTTAATCGCTTTTCAAAAGTAACCAAAGGTTCATAAGGTCTATTATAAAACCAAGACCAATAAGGATCTCCATCTAAATATTCAGAGTCATAATGACATTCAGAACATAATAAATGAATATTAGTATAATCATTAGAGCCTCCTTTGCAAATAGGTAAAATATGCGCTCTATAAAAAGATACATGAACAGGGAATCCCAATTTACATGCCCAACAAGTTTCTGCATATAATTTCGACATATTGTAATTGCAGTCTTTTAGCTGCCAATCATCAAACCAACCTTCAAAATGCTTTTCAAGCCAATCATAATGCCTTGAAACGAGTTGCTTTACTGTTGGCATACCTTTACGTGTATTCACTCTCATGCCGTTACTCCCTGATACATCTGCAGCGCCGGCTCTTCATGTAGGCCTCGGATCATGATATACTCATGCAAGTAGTGAATCATGTCGAAGACTTTGGCTTCATTGTAAGCGGGGCGAATAAATGTAAATTGCTGAAAGTTCTTAAAATCATCGGCTTCGACATCGGCAAACTCAAAGACCTTGTAGGTGACAAACTTTGCGCCGAATAGCTCGCAATATACTCGCCATTGCATCGAGTCTGCGTAGGCATCGTATGAGATCGGGCTGTACTTTGTCTTGATCTCTACAACATCGAGTCCGAGTAGTTGGTCTGCAACACCGGTCACTGATATATCGCCGTATTTGGTCCGATATTGCCTACGCACTTTGTACTCAAATACTTTTGACCGGTAGTCCATCTTAGAGCGCGCCTTGGTGATGCAATCACTCGTAAAGATGCCCTCAAATTGCATCGGGTCATCGGTCTGTAGCATTTCGTGAAAGGCCGTGCCTTTCTCCATCATTGCGTTGGGTGGATCGAGCCGTAAGAGCTGGCGCTCGAACTGCTCTGGCGATAGCGTGCCATCGATCAGACGGCGATAGCTCTCGAGCTGGGTTGCACTGATCTTAATCATGCTACCTCCTCTCATACTTAAGTGTGTAATACGCATCGGCTGAACATGACTCGCCGAGCTTTCTACCATCCTCATAAGCTTGCATGATTTGAAGGCGCTCTTTTGCAAGCAAGCTCTCGACCTCTTCTTGAAAGAGCTTGATTACTTGCTTGACTCTCAAGTGCTCGACCTCACCGCCGTATGCAATAGGCAAGCGGTGTGCAAAGTCTCCTAATACGGTGCGCTTCATATATCCTCCTCATCTTTGAAGATGCATTCTTGATTGTACATAGTGATCTCACAGATGTAGTACATCTCACCTTGAAAGCGGTCATGCTTCCATGAGTCAACGGTCTCAAAGTCATTGGCATAATCAAGGATCTCTTCATTGAGAGCCAAGGCTGCCCAGCCATGATATCGGTATGTGCTCATCGTAATACCTCTGCGATGATCAATAATGCAAGTAAAATGCCGGTGCATACTGCGAGTGCTAATAGTGCGAACTCAATTAGATTGGTTAGTATTCTTCTCATGCTGCTTCTCCGCATTTAGTAAGTGATTCATTGCTAAAAATACTACTTGTGACTTCGGTCTTTTGTTTCTCTTGGCATAATCGCTGATCATGTTATAGGTCAGCATCTTGACCTTTACGCTTTTGAAGTCTTCTTCGGTGAAGTTAAAGCGGCGACCTTTCTTTTTTTGAGGCTGTGGCTCTGGCTTCATGCCGAAGAGCCGGTTGATAAAATCATTCATTGTCCTTCTCCTTAAATTTAATTACTGTTTTGCCTTGCTGATTTCTTGTCCAGATAAATTGCAGAGTCTTGTGCATGCCTACAATATCGAGTGCAAAGTTTAGGCCGGATCTATTCGAGTTAAATATAAACTCCTTTGTCTTGAACTCCTCATAGGTCGTATTGGCATATCGTTTAGGGATGTGTAATTGATTGTTGTTAACAAACTCGCGCAGCTGATTCATTGCCTTACTCATTTTGCGCCTTCCTGAAATTGTTTGGTTTCACTATTCCACACGAGCCCGCGCTTGCCAAAGGTCTGCACTACGCCTGCCCATACGGTACGCTTGACTGCATCATCGAGCCCTGCCTTGCCGAGTTCAGCTACAAACTTATTAGCATCCTTTGCAGCTTCGGCTTTCTTTGCCCATTCGGCTACGATTGCGATGGCTGCCTCTTGCTCTTTTGAGCGTTTTGCGATTGCTTGTTTAGTGTGAGTGATGATCTCGGTCAATTGTGTAGTCATTTCGTGCAGGCCTCCGATCTGCACGGGTGCGATCTCTGCACAGTTCTTTGCCGTAACTGTATCGGATAGGTCAAAGGTCAAGACGCGGCGATTGCCGATGGTAGTATAGTAGCCTACAAGGTCGCATGATTGCATAAGTAGATCGTAGCTTGAGCCTGGTATGAGCGGTCTCTTGATCCGTACATCGCCTTCCTCTTTCTCTTTGCCGTGTGCAATAAAGACTACATTCTTACCGCTTAACTTGAGAGGCAAAAAGAACTCTTGAAAGAGGCGCTTTGTCTCACCCCATAGCTTGATGCCATTGCGAAGCAGCGCGGGGTTTTGCTGCACGAGATAGCCTTGCATCGCTTCGATCACAGTGCCGGCTGTATCAATGATAATTGTCTCATGCTGTGCAATAAGCTTGTCAAGATCTGCTTTGCTTTGCACGACATCCTGCCATGAATCAAATTGGATAGCGTTCTTGCGGTGCGATGCACGGTGAACACCACGATCGAAGTCAAGCAAGAGGGGATTTGGTGCAGTAAATGCGAGTGTAGTTTTGCCGATGCCCGGGTCTCCATAGTATAGGATGTTTAGGCCCTGAACATTCATGTCATCGGTTTGTTGTATCAGTCTCATGTCTTTCTCCTAATAGAGCTTGCAGCTCTTTGTAATTTAATAAATACATTGTTTTTTGCCCATAGGGTAACTCCTTAATCTTGCGAAGTATGGGCGGCTTCGAATTGCGTTCAGCTGTTTCAGGTCTACCTCTTGCGAGGTAGTGTAGATAGCGATGGCTCAAGCCGAAGATCTCGGCTGCCTCGCTGATTGTTATCCAAACCTTCACTTGATAACCTCGCCGACATACCATAAATCGAATTGGGTTGAAGCCCATATAGCAAGTAGGATATACACTACGCCGTGCCAAAGTTTGCCTTGCTTCATAGATACCTCAAGATTAAATAAGTGATACATACACCGGCAATGAAGCCGAGATTAACGTGTGCGAATAGGTCGAGCTGTGCTTGTGTTAGCCGCTTCATGGCGTGCCTCCTTATTGATAATGATAAATTTGCCTCTGTATTCAACTACTCTTGTATTGAGCGGGGCTTCGCTTTGTGCTTGTGCTTTGCTATTGTAGAGCTTGTAGAGTTTCATGCGGTTCTCCGTTTGTGCGTTGTTGATTACGGTGCGAACTTATGAACTAAACAAACACAATGCAAGTATTTTTTTTACTCAACGGCTAATTTTTATTTTTTCGGGTAGGTCAAGCGAGTGTAAGTGCTTGTATTCTCTGGGAGTTATTGCAAATAAAATAATTTGCACAATGCTGCGAATTTCTGCAAGTGAGAGCACTGCAGATAAAGAGGGCACGGCGCATCCATACGATGAGCCATCGGTTTTTATAATTTTTATTTGGTACATTTTGGCAAGTTATGTATTTTGCGGATGCAACCTTAAGTGCGGTTGCAACAAATACTTTGGGGACAATGACAATGCTGTGGAGGCAAGACTGTGGGAGTCTTGCCTTTTTTTATTATATTGCAATTAGCTTCCCATCATAGAAGCCTGCCTCCCCCCTGGCATAAGCCCGCTTATCGAATAAGCGGGTTTTTCTTTGCATACTCTTCTCTCATTGCTTTAAGCATGAATTGATAGGTAGCTACTTTGCCTTGCATCATGTGTATATCTTCAGCCATTGTTACGGCTTTGATCACTGCTTTTGTGCATGGTAGCTTATGCTTTGCTGCAAACTCTCGGATTAAGAGCTCATCTTCGGGCTTAGTTATTTTAATGTTCATTAATCCCTCCGCAAAACTATTTGGCCTTTGATTGTTGCACCACTTGCGAATGTATCAGCGCTCTTGATCTCTGGCACGAGATAAAGAGTGCGGCTTGTTGATTGGCAAACGTATGGCAAATCCGGTGTTTTTTGCAAAGTGCAAACACCTGATGCACCATCTACCCAGTCCGCTTCAGCTATATCTACATAACCTACAAGCACATCAAATTGAGCGCTTGTGAAGGCTTGTGCGGCGTTTCTTGCAGCGGGTGTTATTGAAGATCCGAAGAGCCAAAGACGCATAGCTGGTTTTTGCAATGTGCCTGAAGTAGTCTCTTTCAATAAAATGCGATCTATCACACCGCTGAAGCCTAAAAAGCGAGCCGAGTCGATTGCGATTGCACCGCTTGTGAGTATATCATTTGCCGCATACGCTGCAGTATCAAGCGTTCCAAAGTCGATTGTCTGCAAGATGCGGTCTTGTCCTGTTTTACCTGTATAAAATTCCATTGATTAAGCTCCATTATAAAAGAAGTTTTCTTCCCAAGGCCGTAGCCAAATGATCTGCATGCTTGCGTATGAATCGGCTGCAGTGATAGATAGGTTGCCATTGTGAGCTCCTATTGTGTACACTGCAATAAAGCCCCCTTTGCTTTGATCATTATCCGGTGATGCAGCTTGGCCATAATAATCATACCCTGGCACTGGTACGACTTGGCATATACCTAAACTTGGATAGCCATGTGAGTACATCTTTGCACGCGCCGTAGTTGTATCTACGCTATCAGCTGATACTACTGTGAGCTCATTTACATAGTTATTCAGTGAGTGATCGCCTTGGTAAAAATTTACTGTGACAAGATACCAGCCTGGTCTATTGACTCTCACGATTGTAGGGTCTTCGCTATCTACATAGGCAAGCGGGCTTCGTATATTTAGTAGATTATCCGGATCAGGATTAGCCCATTTGATATATGAAGATGACGGCCCACCACTACTACCATAGTGAGTCCAGTCTTGTATCGACTGCGTACTCCAGACATCGTTCTGATTAGTCACTATCGCACTACTTGCAGCTGAATAAGCAATAGCACGGCTCATGGCAGTGGCTTGAACGTAGGCTGCTGTATTTTGTGCTTGAACCGATCCAGGATCGGTCTGCGTATTCTCGACATCTTCAACAATAGTAAATGCAGAGGGGTTGCGGTTGACATCAAAAGCTACTTGCTTGCGACCTATACCGGCAGGCCTTACGGGTTCATTGAATTTCATGATAGTGGCTCCGCATCTATTCTGATTGTAAGATCGCACATGCCTTCATAGACTTTGAATGAGTGCTTTGTGAGCACGCCATAGGCTGTATTTTGCCCGTATATTGCATAGAGTAAAGTATTGTAGTCATTTAGGTCAACTGTGCATCGTTTTGCCACATCAGCGGGCTTTATGGTCACAAAGCGACTTGTCAAGGTAGCCTCGGCTTGCTTTGGCCTGCCTAAAAAGTTTACCATAGCAGTAGCCATTGTTGTAGCTATTCCGCTTGTTTGTTGCTCAAGGATCATTTGATATTCCGGTCTCTTTAAATAAAGAGAGGGTTGCACTGCCAAGGCAAGATCTTCGCCACCAAAGAACAAACTGCATGAGGTTTGCGGTTTTGTGAAGCCGTAGATATCCCAATAGAGCAAAGTTCCTGCATTGACTGTATTGCGATACCATATTTTACCTAATCCGCCCTCATCTTTATATCCATTACGGAACGTGATTAAGGGCAAATTATGAAACATGATTTTTAAGTCTTTGCTATTATCACCGCTTGTCCCTTGCTTGCCATATCCATACTCTGTTGTATCAGCTTCGCCTGTTATTGTAGATACTGTTACATTTACTTGATTAAGCGCTTCACTGAACATCTTTATCTTGAGACTGCTATAGGTATTATCTTCATCAAAGGTTGCAACGGATGGATATGGATAGGGATTGCTACCTACCATAGTCAAGGTATATGCATCAGGCGTACCACTTGTGAAGGTATATGATGGTCGGAGCGTTTCTACTGATCCTTCAACAATGCTTTTGTACACTTCATAAAAATTAGTAAACTGACCAAATAATCCTTTATCTACATGAGCCCCGCCTGCAAGTACAAGTTGACTATCTACCGTTGTCCATATCTCAGCTACATAACATAGATATGTATTGACTTGTATCACATATTGACTTTGAAAAAACTGCATTGTCTTTGAAAAAAAGTCATCAGCAACAAAACTCGATGTAAGCTTTTGAGTTATTGCCCTCATATATGCACTATACATCGTATTAATTTTAGTCTTAAGGCGAGCAAAAGTAGATATATGCATGTAGCTATCTCCTGGAGCGTAGTCTTTTGCCGAGATAGATCCGGGTGTTATATCCGTATTGATATACGGGTAGCCAATAAACATCTCTTTAACTTCGGTATTTTCCGGCTGTGACATAGTGATGCTGTAATTGACTACATCGCTTGTGCATTTAAGGGCTTTTGTCCAGACTGTTTGGTTTATTATCTCACCTATGCAGCGATGCACATCGAATATCTCGATACTAAACTTTACCACATTATCAAGTGACGTGATCTCAAGCTCGTTTTCCGCGCTGTACTTTTGGCATCCTATAAATGCGGTCTTGTAGCCGCTCCCATCATCATACTGAAGCACAAAGGTATTAAATGCATCGAACTCACGCTCTTCGAGGGTAAGATCAGAGGACAAATAAGCCGATCCATCACTATTCAAAGGCACGCGCTTTGCCGTAGTGCCTCGCAAGAGATCAGTCCGCAGATCATTAAGCGCTTGAGTACCTTGCAAAGCGGCGATATTCACATTGATCTTAAGTACTTGACCAACGAGCCCAGCCGGTATATTGCCAAGCTCGGTATCAAGAGTCATATCACGTAATAAAAACTCTGCAGGCAAGGTAACATTTGAGCTTACAGCAGGACTTATGTAGTCTACACTGCTTGGGATGATATACATGCGCCATAAGACCCCGTCTTCGCTTGTCCATGTAGTCACAAAGCGCTGATTAGATAGAGCCATTAAATAAGCTCCTTGCGATAGCAGGTGATTGTGAACTTCTCCAGCCCTGAAGCCCATTGTTTTTCATTACTAAAATCGCATCGTGCGAATACAAAGGGGATAAGTCCTTTTGTATAGGTAAATGAGCTTGTACTTTGAAAGCGAGTAGGTAAGTTATAGCCCGCAGTTGTAGGAGCTACGATGCGAGTATAGGGCTTTTGCAAAATAACTTGCAGTAAGTATTGCACATTATCGGTATTGATTGTCCCTGAATCCCATGTACTTACCGGAACGCAGTCAAGTTCAAGCGATACTCGTATGCGGCGCTGCCCGATCTCATTGCCGCTCATGCTTACCTCATTTGATGACTCAACCGAGTAGCTCGGATGAATACCAAAGATCGGTAGTTCGACTGCAAGAGTGTTTGCCGGTTGAAAGGTTGATTCGGTTGCACCTTCTATTTTTACCCAATATCTCCAAGACATTTATCCTCTCCTTGCTATTCGGCGGCGATCATTATCGATCATGGCCTTGATTGAGTTATTATCGGCTTTGAGTACGCCGCTTATTTCTACATGAGTATTACGGTTGATATGCTTACCAAGGCCGCGAGTCTCTTCGCGAAGCTTACGCACCTCTTTGATGAGGTCTCCATCTTCAGTAACTGAATAGCGTATCGCTGGTGCTTGCATAGCAAAATAGTCTTTGATGCTCATGCCAGGGTTAGCGTTCATCCACGCGAGCTCTTCTTTGTTTGCCCTTGTGCTTGATGCAGTGATGACTGACTCGCCTCGTGATAGCCATGCCGGTATAGAGTCCGAGGTTTCAGTGCCCGGGCCTTCGAGGTCGATAACACCATCTTTGAAGCCGAGTGCGGCTTTTGCTTGACCTATTAAGAGCTGAAGCGATGCAGTCAAAAGACCCGCAGCGATCGGCCCAGCAATCGGGCCAAGTGCAGTGATGGAGCTTCCCAAGATACCGGCTACGAATGAAGGTATCATCTTGCTCACTGCATCGAATGCGACCGCAGCGGCTGCCTTGCCAAAGTCTCCGAGGGTTGCTTTACCGCTTTCAGCGAGGGCTGCAAATTGCGTAGTTAGCTGGGTCATAGCTTCGCCTGCTACTTTGCCGGTCTCGGATATATTACCAGATGCATCTGTAAACTGATCAGTTACAAACTTTGTTATTGTTACGCTTTGAGAACGCAACAAAGTTCCGATAGTCTTGTCTTGCACTTCTTTCAAGCGCTCTGCAAAGGTGATCTCGGTTTCTTGCATTGCATCTTGTCTTGCCTTTGTAACTTCGCCCATCTTCGCAGCATACTCTTCAAAGCTGATTTCTCTCTTTGCAAGACTTGCATTAAGGTCGCTTTCTTCTTGATCCAAAGCACCCAAGCGCTCGGCTCGTATAGCATCGTTTGTCTCTTTCTCTTTACGAAGACGCTCTGTATTAAACACATCAAGGATGCTGGTCTGCAAGGCGATGCCGATTTGATATTGCACCTTGTTTTCTTCAATAGCTTTCTCGGATGCTACGTTAAAGTCATCAAGTTTCTTTTGTGTATCAGCAAGAGCTGCATCATTTGCAGCCAATATATTTTCAAGTTGTTGCTGTGCTTTTGCATCACCAAGCCCAATAGCGACATCAAGAGCCGCTTGTATTTCAAGAGCTTGCCCTTTTACGTAGTTTTGATAGCTTGTAAAGTTAGCTTGCACTTCTGCAAGTTGCTCTTTGGTTTTTACTGGATCAACCGGTATGAGGCCGCCAAGAGATTTAGCGGTTGCATCGCTTTGAGTTTGCAAGCGCTTCAACAAGCCGTTTAGCTCTGTTTGTATTTCCTTGTCATTTTCCGCTCCAATCTTTACCTTTATATCAACGTTCAAATCCTTACCCAGCTTCTCGGTCTCACCAAGATAAAAAGAGCGTATATCTTCAAAGTCTTCTTTCTTTGCTTTGTCTGGTTTTATCTTCAGACCTATTTGCTCTTTTGAGAGCACAGTATTAAAGTCCTTTACATCTGCAAGACTTGTATTGAGATATTCCTTAAGCTTTTGAGCGCGGACTTGTGCGAGCTCTTGCTCTTCTGCTTTACGCTCTTCAGCAGTGCCTTTGAAGTTTGCAAGGATTTCTTTGTCATCATTGACCAAGCTCTGTGCATAGTCTGCATAGAGAGTCTTGAGCTTTTGCAAATCAGACTCGGTCTCTTTTGGAGTTTTGCCTCCGCCTCCGCCTTTGCCTCCGCCCCCGCCTTTGAGGCCTGCTTTCTTTGCTGCTTCCTCTGCTTTTCTAGCTTCCTCTGCGAGTTTGTCAGCGTTCCTATCATTTTTAATTTTATCCATTTTCTCGTTAAAGCCTTTACGATACCCCTCGGCTACTTTATCTCCAAATCCAGAGAATGCATTTATAGCACCTTGCAAGTCAAAGTTCGATAAAGCTGTAAAAAAGTCACCAATAACTTCTTTTACTACCTTGAACGCTTCGGTCACTCCACCTATTGTGCCTCTGATATTATCAAAGGCAGTGCGAAGCCAATTGACAAAACCACCAGTCTTCTCGGTTTCTTGACCGGTTTCTTTTATAGATTTGTTATTGTCATCATTTGCACCCATCCAATCTGCTATCGCCTTAACAACGGCTGTTATTCCTCCTATAATTAGCTCGATTGGTGTGATTAAGAATTGCACAAGCAAGCCGCCAAGATCGGCTACTATACCCCCTACCTCACTCATCAAATCAGTGACCGTGCCAAGTGCATCGGTAAACATTTGCATCATATCAGAGCCTTCGTTAAGAGCCCCATCAATACCAAATGCATCTTTTAGTGCAGTTACCAAAGGTTCAAAAGCTTGAACTATTGCATCGAATGCACTTGTCCATATTTGATACAATGTATCAACAACTCCCATAGCAGCATTGATTGCAACGACTATGTTTGTAATTATTGCACCACCAATGACTGCTAATATTGGCTGCACTACAGACCATATTCTTTCAAATACACCACCAATAGTATCGCTTAACTTTTCAAATGTCGGCCCTAAAGTTTCTGTAAAAATAGGTATAACCATATTTATAACATCATATAGCCCTGATCCGATGGTCTCAAATGCCTCATTAACTGTATTGCTTAACTTATTAAATGTACCACCTGCATCGCTTTGCTGTGCAGCTACAGTTGCAAAGGAATCACCAAGTACGGCATTAGCCGCTGCAAGTTTTTCGGTAGGATCAAGTGAGCTTTTGAGCGTCTCGGCAAGCTGTGGATATTTCTTGCTCAATGATTCAATAGCAGCCGCACCTTCTGGATCAGCAAGACCTCGTGAGAACGCTTTTACAACTGCCTCACCTTTTACAGTTCCATCTGTGAAGGTCTCAATACCAGCTGATAGCTTTGTCAAGTCCTCTGCTTGCTTGCCCGATACGCCCCCTAACGTGGCCACAGTGCCCGCAAGTTCGCGAGTCCGCTCTGTTGGTAGGCCTAAATCATTTGCGAGCTGTAGAGTGGATTCCCTGACCTTGTTGATCTCGCCTTCAACGTCTGCTATACCTTGTTGCTTAAATGCGACCTCAAGCTTATCCCCAAACTCATCGGCTCGAACCGCTCCTTCAAAGATCGCCGTGCCAAGACCTTGCACTGCACTGATTGCCGTACCGATCCCAGCGCTTGCAAGACCACCTGCAATACCTCCTACAACGCCGGATGCAAGATTGCCAGGATTAAGAGCAGTCTTAAACGTATCACTTATGCCGAGCCCTGTTTTACCTGCATCAGCTGCAAGATTATCAAGCGCACTTTTTGCACCGCTTGTATCAATATCAACCTTTTGCGCATCGAGTTGCTTGATTTCGGTCTCGGCTTTGTCCGCTGATACAGCTACTTGATTAAGCTGCGTAGTGACCTTGCTCAAATCTGTAAAGAGTTGACCTACATCAAGCCCTAACTTAATTTTAATATCATCGGCCATGTATTCTGCGCTCCATTTTACGGCGTTCTTTGTGGTATGTAATTAGATAGGCATAGGTCTTGATTACATCGACTCGAGATGTATCATAGTAAAGTCGCAAGAAAGCGGCGGGGTCGCCGTTTGCTACGCCTTTGAAGATCCAATATTGCCCGCTCAATTCGCCTAAATAGTACGCACTCTCGTTCTCATTCTCTTCATACTCGTCATCGTCCGGGTCATTGAATATCACAAGCTCCGACAAGTAATACTCACATAATGCGGATTCTTCGGCATACTGTTTCACGAAAAAACTTAAGGGCATCCAAGATGCCATCGATATCCTGACCTTGCCAGAACTCGGTATCTACTTGACTCTGGATGCCAGCCAAGAGCTCGGCATTTTGCACCTTGCTTATGTCGATGCACTCTTTGGTAAACTCGAATATCTTTGGGATGGTAGTTGCATCCACATTGATAAGCTCGAATAGATTAGCTCGCACTTTGAGATATGCGGTCTTGACAATTTCTTGAAAGGCAAACTCTTGCATAATATCTTTGAAGGCATCTTGCCCTTTTGTCAAATCTATTTTTGATGCAAGTAGCTCGTGACTAAATACTCTCTCCATGATCTCTTGCTCTGCAGCGGCTTGCGCCCCTTTAGTCTGTGCCAATTCACTCAAAAGAGGCGTCACTTTGTCATACAAAGCGGGTGTAAGTTTGGTATGCAAAGGCACTTCATGCGCCGTTTCATTTAGATATAATTTCATGCTATCTCCTTATGATAAAATATGGGGCGGCGGTGAAGCCGCCCCGCTTATGATTAGACTGCTGTAAACCATACTTCTTTGTATCCAATTTTAGCTGGGATACAAACCACTGACAAGCCTGTTACAAGTGAAGAACAGAACAATGCAGTAGGCACTGTGATGTCTGATTCAGGATTAACTACATCGCCTGCTACCTTTGGCTTTGTGTACTTACCAGATTCTTGGTCAAATGCACCTGCATCTTGAGCCAATTTGCAAAGCATCAAAGTAACTTTGCGCTTACCACTTGTTACATCGGTTCCACCATACACAATCTGAAGCAATGTATCGCTTGTTGCTTGTGATGAGTTGAACTTTGTCCCGTCTTCGTATTCACCTGTGTCAGGTGTTACTGTTGTTGTCGGAGCGTAGTTTTCCAAGAATGATGTCAAGTCTGGATTGTCTTCGTTCTGATCGATTGTGAATGTCGTGCGAGTCAATGAAGTCTTGATCTTACGGTTCATTGAGTAGACCGCACTTGAGCCGAGCTTGCCGGCTGGAGTTGTTGCGAGTTCATTAGCTGTGTAAAACACGCTAAGATTACTACCACCTACTACCATTTTTTACCTCGTCTGTTTTTTGTTTGTGATATGAGAATGTGTTAATTAAGTAGTTCCAATTTCGTTCTGATTTCTCTCGAGTATATTCTCGGATCATCAGTTTTGCGTTCCGTTCTGCCTTGTCTCTTAATTGTTCAGGTTCTAAATTGTAGCCAAGATGCCAAAGCAATATATCTGTATCGGCTACTGTAACATCTTCACCGTGCAAGTCTAAATGCTCATGGCAAATCGCCTTCCACTTTACGCCTTGATGATTGCGAATTATACGCAAGTTAGCACCTGCATATCTTTGCCGTACATAACCTACACGCTCATCAAGTTCCGATCTCATGCCTACTATTGTGAGCCCTGCGGCTACTGCATCGGTCTCTTCAAGTGCTTTGATATTATCCCAGAATTGCTCATGCGTCATAGCAAGGCGTTCATCTGAATCAATATGCACTATCCAATCACCGGTAGCATATTCATTGAGCTTATTGCGTAAGTAGCCAAAATCCCAATAGTCTTCAAAGTTTGGCACTTCCCATGCAAGTACAACGGTATCACCAGTGCGACCTACATTGGTAAAGATCGGCTCTTTAAGCGATGGGTTGATGGATGTCTCAACGGCTACTATTTCAATGTCCTCTACGGGTAAACTCGATCTCCAATCTCGTAGACTTTCCCCTTCGGGAAAGATCACACACACACTTACCTTCATAAATCTCCACGATAATAATTTGTCCTAAATGTCATAAAGTAAATGCCCTTTGTCTCATCATCGTTGTAGGTCACTGCTTGTGCATCTACAAAGTGAACGGGTGCAAATACTGTACGCTCATAATCACTCTCATACGATGATGGTCTGAAGTTTAAGAGCTTGTTCTCGATTGCCTCTGCATGATCCGCAAGTGACTCGCGAAGCAAGGCTTTGCCTGCGGTCGAGTTCTTTTTGACTTGAACTCCGACAAGCAAGTAGATATCAATCGTTCCTTTGTTTGCAAAGGCGCTGTCATCTTCGAGCCCGATTACCTCGCGAGAATCAGCACCACCAAGAATGCCGACATACGGGAACTGATAAGCATTCCACTTGTCAATCATTACTTGGTCATAGACTTTGATACCGCTCATCGTGCGAAGTTGATCCGCTATTGATTGGAGCGCCGCTGATTCTCTTGCCATTGTTGTATTCCTTTGATTACCGCAGTGCGTACACCGTCTTGATATTTATTGTCTTGTCTAAATCTTTGCAGTGCAGGTGCAAAGTATGGCCGGGCTGGTATGTTTACCCCTCCGACCCTGCGTACTTTGAGTGCTATATTGCGAAAATACTCTACACCGGTCTCACGGTAGCGCGCCCAAAAGTAGCCTTCCATCTTGCCTTTGGTTTTGATAAAGCCGCCAGTCTCTTGAATGCGAGCATACGGCAAATCAGACCCATACTCAAGCTCAAAATTACCACTTGATTCCTGCACTCTGTACACATTGCCCTCACTGCCACGCGCAAATGATCTAAATAATTTACCCGTATTGATTGCAAGCTTTGTACTTGTTGAAGGTGCTATCCTTTCTTTGAGCCCAGATCGCTCCATCTGCGTACCGATGAAGGCTTGCATGACAAAAGGGAAGCGTAAGAGCTGATCATTTATGATCGGCCTTAAGATACCTTGCAACTGTGCTACATCAAGCATACATCACACCGTAGGTATGACAAACTGTGCAAAGTATTTATGCCATCCAATATCGGTCTTGAGTGAATTGGACACATTTTGTCCAGCGCCTCCGGTTGATACCGAGTTGAGACCGAACCAATTACCACCTTGAGGGCTTTGCTTGTAGCATAAAGATGCCATCTCGGCGATGCCTTGCAGGATTGTATAGGGCATTGCTGCATCGCTATACCCTGTAGTCAAGGTCGCTCTAAATTGTCCGGTTGTTTTGTCCCTGAATATGATATAGTTGGCATACGGCTCTGCATTCCAAGCGTAATTACTACCACTATATGCAGCATAGGTAGCAAACTCATTCTCACGCCATTGCAAAGCGGTGAGGGTAGTGTTTGCATTGTACGGGACAAACTTCCATGAGTGATTTGCTTCGAGCCCTCTCTGGGCTTTTGAAGCGTAAAATTGATAGTTTACCGAACCGCTGCGAAGAGGCTGACCGCAGTAGCTTTCAGCCTCATCGTAGCAGATTACTATCAGGTCATCAAACCAAGTATAAAGCGCCGTATCCTCGGAGGTCGGATCGCCGTTAACTTCCAAATTTAGAAAGGTCATGAGAGCCGTGAACGCCCTCGGATTTGCACTTGTATATGGCATGATTACTTACCTGTTTTTTTAGATTCAACTTTGGCAGGCGCTGGCTTTGCAGCCTCTTTTGTCTTTGCCTTGCCGTCTTTGATTAGAGCCTCGGCGACTTCAGCGGGGAGAGAAGTCTCATACCCCGCTGATACGCCATTGTACGGCTCGATTAGAATAACATCTACGAGCATTGTATCACCTTAATTAGGTTGTTGAAGTTTTGAGAACACCGATTGCTGATGGTGCAGGGAATGCAAATGCAACGCGCTCAACAACTTCGATACCTTTTTGATGAGTACCACCCAAACCAGTAGCACCAAAGTACTCTTTATATTCGTTGACTGTTACATCTTCGCGAACACCCATAACTGTAAATTGTGCAAAGTCGCAATAGAGTGCGGATGCTTTGTTTGCAGCGGATGATGGGAAGAGTGCATCAGGTACTACGTGCATAGGACGACCTGTAGGAGTAAAGTAAGAGTTACCCTCGAGAGCAGTCATACCGATTGATGTGATTTCAATAGGACGAACTTGATCATAGATAGGACGTGAGCCGCCTGTTTCTTTCATCAAGTATCCGAAGACGCTTTGAGGCACTACGAATACGCCATTAGCTCCTACGCCAGAGTTGATACCGAGGCGCAAGTTCCAAAGGTCAGTCCAGCTGATTTCAGCAAATGTATCTTTTCCGGATGAGTCTGATCCGCCTTGGCGAACTACTGTTGTATTTGCAGTTCCGATGATACCGGTGAAGTTAGCACCTGTGCCATCGCCATTGAAAAACTGCTTGTCTTCTGTTTCAGCAAGAGCGCGACCCAAGCCGTTGATTACATAATCCAAGAATGCAGGTGTAGCATCTTGCAATTGCTCTTCGGAGATGATTGCACCAGCTACAATCTTCTTTGCAGTCATCGCTGTGCCTGTGAAGAAGTTTGTTGAGTCTGTTACAGTCAAGCCAGAACCTTCAGCAACTACTGCGCCTGTGAACGCGCCGCTTGATACGAGGTTCTCGGTCTTGCCACGCATTGGATAAATCTTTGCAAGTGCTCTTGCATATCCAAACTGATCAGCAAAAGACATGATCTCTTCGACCCAGAATTGAGGAACGGCTGCACCACCTTGAGATGAAGTGCCAGTGTTGAAGTTAGCACGTGTGATGTACTTGTTATTAGCAGCGCGAGCGATTTCATCTGCTTGACCTTCGAGGCCTTTGTGCTTTGCCAAGATATAGTCAGCAACTACGCGAGCTTGATCGCGGCGTGCATCGTGATCTGCTTTGATTGATACCAAACCTTTTGCAGGTGCTGGTGTATTAACTGGGTGCAATGTACGCA